GTCCGATTTATAATCTTATAGACACAAATTGAAGGCTTCTTAGCCTTAGTTTTAGTCTATATTAGGTCTCTATATCCATATGATAAAGGTGCGAGTTAATTCGGTACGATGGTTAATAAAATACCATTTCACTGATAGCTCTATCCTAATCAGGAGGATTTGCCTCTATTTAAGTTAAAGAGCAGTCCCAAGATCTAATGATCTAATTTACTGAAATTTCTATTCTCCCAGTGAGACGGTCATTCCGACATCCAGTACGTCCTCAGTTTACACTGATTTCTCTGCTGGTTCTTATCGAGTTCTTCATTGAACCCGGCGGTTGTCCCCTAAGGGTCACTCCGTGGAATCGATCTAAAACTGTCAATATTGACAGGGAAATGTCCATAATTAGTTTTATGATTATAAATAGCTATTATATATTCAACTAAGTTGCAAACCTGAGCTAGACCCTGACGTCCTCAAGAGGTCGTAAAGATCCCGCTTTTGAAGTTGGTTTAACGCTTAAGTCCTCAAGGCCTTGAGTACCTTGCATCACACCCGACCACAGACGGTAATACCGTATCTGTGTAGGCGTTACTGCTCCGTACCCTAAGGCAACTCCCTCAGATCCATCTGGCCGACTAAATTCTAGTACGGCTGGAGAGATCGAAGCCAGTTCATCTAAACTCTGCAAGGTGTCCCAATATCTATGGAAGAATCCGTAGGCATTAGGGTCGCCTGCTTGTGTGATTGATTTTCGAGTTGGCCGAAGAACAAGTTGATCACTATTTGCGATTAACATGTATCTATTGGCTAGAGCTTTTAAATCTCTCATTACAAGTAAGACCACTTCCCTGTAATCGGTAATATACCGACCATAGAGAAGATGGAATAGAGTAAAAATAACCTGGTTGAGTCCGGATTTCTGCGCATCGGTTAAGCTTAAAGCTGCTAGAGCACCTACGTGCTGTTCAATCTGACTTTCAGTTGGATCAAACATCACGAAGCCCTCACCGAAGATTTGGGGGATCTCGCCAACCTCTCTCTTCCATACCTTAGAGAATAAACTCTTAGGTAGAGAGGATTGAAGTTCGGCAATGAGACCATCCTTACCTTCATGTAATGGCTGAACGGCTGAGAATTTACGCTCAACACGTTTAACCAACTGAGGTACTGTGATAGTAGCAAAAGCTTCACCTAAAGCAACCGCATCAGCGACAAATTTACTTCCTTTCTTAGACCCAAGGTTAAAGAAAGCAGGTAATTCCTCTAAAGATTTTGGAATAGCCATAGCTAGCACCAAGGTTCTGATTTGGCTTGGCAACTGTCCCAATGGTTTTGTTAACCATGAGATGTTTCGCCATCCATACTGGAATGATTGCAGTAACTGTGGTAAAGTAAGGTTATATTTTAACGCAAACGATACCATAGCAGGGGCTAACCCCTGAGCAGCGCCCATTTCCTTAACGGGAACAGGAGAGATATCTACTCCTTTGTATATTGTTCGTTTTGCGAACTCTAAACAAGTCCCATTATGAGAAACAAGCGATTTATGAAGATTTACCGGCATACCGAGTTCATTAAGAACAAGAAGGTATTGCTCGGCAACTGCTTTATTACCAATCACCAGATCATCACCTAGTACAGCGTATTGGGTAAACCATTTTCCTATTGGAACTATCCGGCTTCTCCAAGCTGAGATCTGCACTAAGAAATGATGAGTCAATGCTAACATAGCCCAAGAGCTATAAGCACCCATGGGTTGCCCCACGGC